ATATAACCTCACTTATAATGCTTCATTGTTCTCTTATTTATTCCTTAAAACTTTTATATATGAGGATGAAAGATATACACTTCAAAAATGGAAAGTATTTTCTCGTAAAATATTTTCCAGTTTACCACCTATATTATTATTTTTCACAGTTGTTGCTGCCTCTACAAAAATAGCACTTAAAACATATAAAGTTGTTAATAATATTAAGTCTGAAGGAAATATAACTACTAGTGGTAAATTCACTGATGATAATGTTGATGACTATATATTAGTTAATGAAAAACAGTCTAATTGTTTGTTTCCTCTACCCACTAAAAAAAAAGATTGTGATATTGATTACGATCAAGTGATTAATATTACTCCAAATTTAGTAGGTACACCACGTAATTATAATAAAATTGATGAATTACATAATACTATACATTCTAATGTTAGATATACTGTTCTACAATTCAAAGACGGATCTCGAGTTAGAACTAAAATTTTAGGAATTTGTCGCGATTTTGTTCTAATAAATAAACATTGTGTTAGAGGTGAATTGTATACTATGCACGTATCTATGAGTCCTAGTCAAGCTTCAGGTTTGATCAAAACTCATTTTACTTCTGAAGATTATTTAGAGGTAGCAGAAGATATACTATTAGTAAGATTAATAGGTTCAATCTTTAAGGATATTACATTTTCTTTATGTGATATCCCTTTCAATACAACACCACTGCATTCTATGTTCTTACATAAAGATTTAATTGCTCAAAGAGTGAAAACTGAATTAGTTGATGATGATCATAAAATGGTTGTTAACAATCCTTATCGTTACACATTCCCTGAACATAAATCTGGTGATTGTGGAACCCCTTTAGTATCCACTATAGGATATAAAACTTTCTTAGTAGGAATTCACTGTGCTGGAGTTAGAGACATCGGTTACGCCTGTGTCATAGATAAGACGATTCTTATGGAGAAGTTACAGATCCTTAAGGATAGATGTATTCTTACTAATATCGTCTCTGAAGGTTCTTTCCGTTTTAATACGACTAGTGAAATAGTACCTTTGGGTCCTAAATGCCCATTATTGTATGAAGATATACCCTCTGTCAACGTCTATGGTAAAATCAGTGATCATTTACATATTACACCCAAAAGTACTTTAACACGGAGTATCTTCTTTAACAAGACTGATTATTTACTTGGAATACCATCAACTTACGATGGTAAACCAAAATATATGGCTCCTAAAATGAGATCTTTTAGAAATGACGGTGTTTTTTGTTCCCCTGAAAATAACTTTATTAAGAAAGTTGGTGTTCTAAAAGCTCCTTTAAATAACAGAATTATGGAAAATGTGGTTCTCTCCTTTACTAGTGATTTAATTTTGCGATTGAAAGAAGAAAATATAACAAGTGCAAATCCAGTACCTCTTGATGTTGCTCAAAACGGTTTCCCTCTCAATTTTTATTATAGAGCAATGAGAAATAATACCTCTGGTGGTTTTCTATTTACTGGTACTAAAAGTAAATATCAAATCAAGACACCCCTAGACTTTAAAGAAGATGCAGTTACGCCTAAAGCTGAAGTTAAAATTCAAGTCCAAGAAATAATAAATTCTTATTTAAATGATGAAACTAGTCACTCAATAGTTGGAGCTCAGTTAAAAGATGAACCTAGGTCACGCGCTAAAGTTTTATCCGGAAACACTCGAGTTTTTGCTATGTCATCCTATGATATGACATTAGTTAATAGAATGTACTTAATGCCTTTTTATAGTTTAATGTGTCAGCAGAGGGATGTTTTCTTTACGAAAGTTGGAATTAACATGCACTCGTCAGAAGTTGACATTATGTATAATACTCTCAATAAGTTTTCTCCATATATTATGGAGGGAGACTATGG